ACTGTTACAGGCATTGTATTACCCATCTCCATTCCTCCTCTTGGATAATCTAAAAAAACGTCTCCATAAGCCATCATCATAGCGTCATAGGCACCGAGTGTATAAAAAGCCTCTTGTAACTCATAGGCTGTGCACTTCTTAACTAAAAATATTAACTTATTGTTTTCCATAAGTCCCACACCCATACGTTTTATACTCTTAGTTTTAACTATACTTAAAGAGCTTTCCATATTTGTACGTTTCCCTGACCTAACTAACATACAACTTCCTGAAAATATAAAACGTGCTTGAAGTGACTTTCTAACATCATACCTATCTACTATTTCACAGCCGTTATCTCTGTAAACTATAAGAGACGGCAAATCATCAGGTAAGGCGTTGTGCATAAGACCATTTGTAACGACAGCACCTTTAGGCATACCCTCCTCATCATAAGGGTTAGCCGACATTCTAAGAGGTAGGGTAGGATTACTACCACTTGTACTTAGATGTAGATTTTCTGGTTTTATTATATATCCTTGTAGTAATCCCATAGTTACCTCCTTATTTATTCCACTTTACTTCACTCATTCCTGAGTCGTTAAAAACTCCTATAAGTACTCCTATAGAGCACAGAGCTTTGACTGTTACGTCTATCTTGTCCACAGGTATATTTACTCCCCATGTGGTAAGTATAAGTACGACTAAACTTACTATACTTATAATTGTTTTAGTGTTAGTTAGTCTTTTTAAAAGTTTATCGCTCATTGTAGCCTCCCTTTTTTATGAAGTAATCTTGTATGCTTTCTTCCCATTCCTCTATGCTACGTTGTTCTTGTTTTATCTTATGTCTAAGGGCTTCAAGATTACCATTAGGTTTCTTACCTTCTATCAGTTTCTGCGTTAATATATCAGTGTACTCGTTTTGGTTACTTTGCATTTTAGAGAGCTTAAGTAATCCTCTAAATATATACTCATTTTCCTCTTTGCGTGACATTCCATTTTGACGCATAGTTCTAACGTCGTCTTTTATAGGTGTCAATAAATATCTAAGTCCTGCAAACACGCTCGTAATTATAAGACTTGCTATAGAAATAAGAGTGATTATTAATTGTAATAAATTTGTTGTAGTATCCATAAACCTCTCCTCTTATACGTTACGGTGTGTAGTAAACTCTTGGAATATTCTCCAATTCAGGTGTCCATTTTGGAACGTCTTTACCTTCTCTACGAAGTCTGGTGATGTACTGTTGAAGTTGGTCTCTATAATCATATGCCTGGTTATTACGTACATTCTGTTGGTTTTTAAGAGGAAGTACGCTATCTAACAAGGCGTAAGTCAATGGGTTTCGTGGTTTCAATGGGTCTTCCATTTCTCCCGTCGCTTGGCTTATTCCCTGACCTAAAGCCTTACGTAAGGACTGAACCACACCAAACTGTTGAGTTGCGTAATCAAGTTGCTTAGGCACCACTTCAGGTGCTCCCTCCCAGTTTGGTAATATAGGGGCTTTTTCTCCCTCATACTTCTCTATAGGACTTTGGAACCTAAGATTAGTATTAGCTGTAATTTCCATTGGTGTCTTTACAAGAGGGTGAAGCATATCTAAAACGTTGGTTTGGAACAAGTCACCTGCGTTATACTTAAGTCTTGATAAATCTGCAAGAGGTAAGTTCCAGTTTAAATACCTAACGTTACCCTTATCATCTACACTTATAGGTATAGCTAAGCCTTCTTTTAGGTAGTCCTGGGTGTCTATATCCTGTCCCAAGAAGTTGTCATTAGAAACAGCCCTGTGGGAGGAGTCTACCAAGTGTGCTACCATACCTACTTTGTTGTGCTCTGTTAGCAACATTCTCATTTGAATAGGCAAGTTCTTTCTCATGTATGTGTAATACGGAGCTATACGTCTAAATTTGTTTCTTTCTATAGACGTTAGGTCTCTGTAGTCTACATGGAAACGTCTTACATCTGCTGCTGCGTCTTCAAAGCTCATGCCTTTCTTTAGTCTGTCAATAAAGTGGGATAGTCTTGTCCAGGTCTCTACAAAGTCTCCTGCCTCCATACCGACGTTCTTTATCTTACCTAAAGCGTCATCTGAAGACTTAAGTACTTCCCTCTTTATTACTTTTTCCATATTTTCTATCAAGTTACCTTTGGATATACCAGACCAACCTAAGCCCATTTCCTCAAACTTTTCCATTATCTCAGTAGCCGTAAATTCTTTGTTACCGAATTTAAAGAGCTTTACGTTTTCTCCCCTGGCTATAGCTTTTTCCATGCCTTCTAAAGGCATAGCTGAGGCTGGTATTTTAGGAGACCCCTTAAACTGTCCTGTCTCAGAAGCGTCTAAGAGAAATTCTTTTTTCACTCCGTCAACGTCCTTAACTACACGCCTATACATAGGCTTACCTTTATGGTACATATCGTCGCCTATCTTAGTTATGTCGTCAGTCTTTATCTGCTTAAGGATATCCATAGCTTCTTTGTGGGACTTTAAGTCCACCCCTGCAAACCAGTTCATCATAGGCTCACCTATCCAGTTTTTAAGAAGGAAAGACGGGTTTAATGACGTTTGGGTTCGCTTAATCATATTGGTTAATTTATCATAGTACTCTAAGAGTTTCTGTTCTCCCTGGTTGGTAGTAAACGCCTGGGTAACTCTTGTAAACTGGTTAGCCATATCAGGGTGGACGAAGAATACGTCATCTCCTAACTCTGTCTTAACCAATCCATGCTTATGTTGGGTACTTATGATATCTTCAAAACCTTCTATTTCTTTCATGCTTGTTTTCAAGCTATCTGTAAAACGTCTATTTAAAGCTACTCTTAAACTTTCGTGATTTCTAAGAGCCATTGACGTTATTATATCGTCTACGTATTCCATATCAGGGGCTTCAGCTTCTTGCATAGCAATAGATTGAAACTTCTTTTTAAACCCTGGACTATGAACAGTTGATGTTGCTCCTTTCATAGCGTCTTTTTGGGTTTGTGTTACACTTATAGCACCTAAAGCGTCTTTACTCTTTTTAGGGTAGTGTCTAACATATTTCCCTGTGTTTTCTTCTAATAATTCCACAGGGTCTACCCCTTCTACTCCATGAAATACTAATCCTCTATTAGCGTCAAACTGCAGCATAGACTCATTAAATTCTTTAACCTTAGCAGCCATGCTCTCCACTATAGACTTTTCATCAGGAGTAAGTTTTAGTGCGTTGTACTTCTTAGACAACGCTCCTACAGCTTCTAATTTTTGTAAGGCTTCTATAGCGTCTGTGTCTGCTGAGTCTATAGCTTCTCCTGCTATGTACTTCCAAGTAGCTCTTGCATATCTGTCATTTTCACGCTGTATATACGTTGTTAAAGCCCTACGCAACTTTTGGTTACCCAAGAACTCTGGGTTATTTTTAAAGAGTCCTGTGGCTCCCCTAAGTGCTTGTTTAGCAAGTCCAGTTTCCTTGTGCAAGAAGGTTGTAACATCATCTGCAACGTCTTTACCAAGTTTATAAAGATGTGGAACCTTCTTAAGTCCACTACTTATATAGTCTGGTTTAAATACCCAACCTGCTATATCTACTAAAGGTTTTATAGGGTTAAGCTCTACAACTGCCTGGGTAGCCTTACGCATACCTTCACTAACCACAGTATCTGATAGGTCAACTAAGGGTTTAACTGTCCCTGTAAAAGGATTGTGGTACTTAAGCATAAACCTACCTGAAGCGTCGTCAAGTACTTGTTGGATACCGTTTGAGAACTCAACACCCTTATCTATTTTCTTAATCTTACTTCGTATTGAACGTTCATTATGTAGTGCGTCTCTTAGGGTTCTTGCAGGGTTTTCCCTCAATTTACCTAAGTCGTCTGTCATAGTGCCAAGTAGCTTGTTAGCACGTTCAATTATTTCTCCTCCACTTGCCTTGTCTCCGAAAGCGTTAAAAAGCGTTTGTATCATAGCTACTTCTTCATCAGGCATAGTCTTTAAGTATAAAGAAGCACGTGGGTCAGTAACGTCAAATAAGTTAGCCATTACTTTCTTCTTGTCTTCTAATGTGTACCTAATAGCATTTTCAGGGGAGAATATATTAATCATCTCATCTAAAACGTCGTTTTGCTTCATAGGGTCAAGTTTACGTATGTCAAAAGCCCCTGAGGTTACGTTCTTTCCAAATAAGTTACCTGAAGCTCCATACCTTGTGCTTAGGGTCTTGTTAAGAGCGTCTGTAAAATTACTCTTAGTGTGCCCTAACTGTTGTATAGTGTCACCTATCATATCTTTATTAACTACATCAAGACCATTATCTAATATGTACCTTGCTGTACCTAAGTCTACTTTTCCCACACCGTCTATATTCCCAAGTTGCTTGGCTATCTTCATAACAAGCTCACTTGAGTTTCCATGCTTACTCGCCATCTTAGTTATTGCGTCTTCAGAACGTCCAAAGGCTTGAGCTAAGCTGGTAACTAAATCGTCTGCACCCTCTGTTATACCTGCCTTTATAGCTTTTTCTCCAAGCTCCTTACCTGCTGTTTTAGCTAAGCCTTTCTTAGCCATAGCCTTTCCTGCAGCTAAAGTACCTGCAGTTAGATAGGTAGTAGGGTCTAAGACTACATCTCCCACAAACCCTAACAAACCCCTTAGGGTGTTGCTAAAATTTAAGGAGCCATCACCGTTTTTAGCCTTTCCATACCAAGTATAAGCGTCGTTGTTTTCCCAACCTAAGTTGTCAAGCACATCTGTGGTATAGGACTTACGTGCTCCTGTAAGTCCTTGACCCATACCTTTTAAAACGTCTCCAAAACTATCTTTCTTGTCATCAGTAAGGTCTTCTAACATATTAGTAACCATGTACTGTGGGCGTTGTATAACGTCAAGAACAGTCATAAGACCGTTCATAAGGGAAGGAGATTTCCTTTCAGGAACGTCGAAACCTCCTGCCGTTAAACTTGTCTTCTGGTGGTCTACAACCTTATGAGGGTTATTTTCAGGTATAAGAGGGTTATTCTCATACTTATCAAAGGCATAAGAACTCTTAACAGTATTCATAGACGACATAGAACCCAAGTCCCTATAAGTATAAGGTTCTTTAACTTCCTCTCCATAATTAACTAAAGAAAGTAACTTATTAGATAATTGCGTCCCGTCTGCTTTTGTTCTTGTGAATGTATTACTTCCTAATGCCATTTATCTTACCTCCTTAATAAGGGGTGTACCCTCCACTTACCCCAAAACCACTGCTAAACCCTGTCCAGTCTGGAAAAGAATTGGAAGTAGGTTGTTTAAGTCGTGTATTATTGTTTTGGTTTTGCTCTTGAGCTATCTTATCTCCATGATACGCCTTTATATTGTCTATGTAGTACTGCTTAGCTTCTTCTGTTAAATTAGGAGATGACTGTATTAAGTCTATTGCTTCTGTTGCTTTTATGTTATTAGTTCTTATAGCCTCAGACATCTTAGGAAACTCAGTCTGCACCCACGCTATTTCACTCTTAATTCTTTCTGTCTCATTCATAGTTTTAGTATACTCAAACTTGTCCCGTTCTAACTGCAACTTAGGGTCTATCTCATTAGACTGTTGGGTAGCAGCTGAGTAACTCTTATTAGTGCCATATATACTTGAAGCATACTGTTTATCTGTTCCGTATATAGAAGCGTCATACTGCTTATCTGTTCCGTATATATTTGCGTCGTAGCTCTTATCCACACCATATCTCTGAGTTGCGTCGTTCATCTTAGCTATATCCCAATTTTGGTCTAAACCTGAATAATACTGCTGATTTTGTAAGTTCTGACCTCTCTCCTGAAGTCCTGCCTGAGCACCTTGTATTCCTATCTGAGCCATAGTGTTCCTATCCTGAGTCATCATACTATTTAACGTATTCTGATGGCTACTTAATGCTCCTATACGTGCCTGAGCCATACTTATTATAGCCTGGTTTAATTGGTTTTGAAGGTCTCCAAACCTCTGTCCCACAACCTGTTGAACTTGCGTCAACTCATTCCTGTTCATTCTGTCAAGCATTTCTGCATATACACCTGATTGAACAAGTCCTCTTGCGTTAAGGTCTTCCAGTGCCTCATCTCTCATACGTGACGCTTCGTCTTTTATAAGTCCTATAGCAGCACGTAACCCTGGGTCATCTCCACCCATCTGAGATTTAATCTGTCCTAATACTTGAGCCTCTAATTGGTCTAACATACCTACCATATTCTCGTACTGAGCAGCTACTGCTGCTGCGTGTTCTGCACTTTGTTGAGCGAACTGAGAACCTATAGTCCTAAAGGTGTCCATTGTAGACCCTATGTTAGTTATGCTACTCTCCATCTCTTGTTGAGGTTGTTGCTGTGGTTGTTGAGTAGGCTCTTGATAGTCGTTATTTCTATCATCTCTACTACTTCTTGGTTGTCCGTAGTTAGGGGCAACATTGTCTACTTTAGACCCTGTACCATCTGCGTTTTTAACGTACCAGTCTCCTCCTGCAGTCTTAACATATGTTCCTTCTCCTACATCTTGGGTACCTTCTTTATCCATGTAAGTCTTTCCATTTATTATGTACCCCGAAGTTTTCAATCCTCCTGAAGTTACTATATCAGTCTTTACTGGTGTGTAGGAACTCCCAGAAGAAGGTGCACTTTGGGACGTTGGTGTATAGCTTACGTTATTAGATGGCTCATCTTTTTTATATTGGTCTGATATAGGGTAGTTTTTATAATAAGACGCCTTAGGGGCAGTCTCTTTCATGGACTCCCTTTCTGCCTTATTAAATTCCTCCCTTGAATACTTATCTTCTTTTGCATAATTTGTACTGCCTGGTCTTCTTAGCCTTGCCATTTATTTACCTCCATTTCTTAGCTTGTAGATACTAATACTGTTGCCGATAGTACCGAAGCTGGATATGTAGCGTTTGAAGTTTTCATTTTTAATAATAGTGTTTGCCCTACACTTGGTGGCTCGAAGGTAGGTGATTGCATTACTTCCACGTCCCCTGACGACGTAGAAACTTCTGCTATCTTACCCTCAATACCATGTAGTTCAAACGTTGCAGTAGCAGTAGGGTCTCCTGTAGTTCCCACAACCTCTAACATAAGAGTTACATTATCTCCCCAAACTGTGTCCCAGGGTAGATAACCGCCTACGTTTACTAATGTAGTAGACGTAGTTGAAAAAGGCTCTGCTAAAGCAAATATTGAGTACCTAAGTAATAATCCTGTCAATTTCTTAGGCGTTACTGTCCTGTCTTTTATTATAAAACCCTCTAATCCTTCGGGAAAGTTGGTACTGTCGAGGTAGTTAACGGCAGTACGCAATCTTTCCACAAACATCTTAAAAAACGAAGGACTCCATTTTCCAGGGGGTTTCTCTGAATTTAGATAACCCATTGATTACCTCCTATAAGTTCCCTGATGGTACGGCACCTCTTACCACATACTCTATGGTTATACCCTGGACTCCACAACGTCCTCTAAGTCCTATGGTTAGCATTCTACCGAGCACTGCGTTGTATAATGGAGGTAAGACACGTCTTGTATGCTTAGCCTCATTACCTGCAGGAATTACTGTGGTATAAGTACCCTTTAGTACTCCATCTACGTATAAGTCTACATATAAAGTGCTTTCTGATGGTGTACCTTCTAAGTCTAAATATATGTTTCTAAATAATTTGTATCTTTCTGCGTAGTCGAAATTAAAGTCTTTTGATTTCCATTCATATTCTATTATATCATTGTCATCATACCTTGTCACGTCTACAACGTAGGTCTGTCCTTTTTCGCTACTTCCTCCTATTAAAACGTCCTCACCATACTGGTTAAACTTAAGCCAGTTGCTTATTTCCCAACCAGTATTTATAGTCCAGGCGTTTCTAAGGAAGTCATAAACCCATACCTGGTTGTTTGTAAGGCTGCCCTCTGACGGTAGGGAAACAAACAGTTTGTTCCTCCAATAAACCATAGAAGCCTGGGTCAGCTTACGTTTATTTATAGTATCCCAGTGGGGTATCAGTCTCTCCGTTGCTACTGCACTATCAGCTAAGTCGGTAAACCTTATACCGTCCTGTGCTACGTAACATATATACTTTCCTCCCTGGGTTATAGCATACTGTCCAGTACACCCTGCTTCTGAGTCTAACCAGGATACGTTGTAGTTAGAGGTCTTATTACCTGTTAAAAGTGCCATTGAACGTTTTTTAGATATTAGTAAATTTTGTCCATAACGTATCATGGCTGTTATATAATCTCCATCTTCAGGGTTAAAATCTATGAAGTCAAACGCTCCCCAAGTTTCAGGGTCTAAAATATTTGAGTACCTTACCCTTGATGGGTTTTCTGCGTCTACACCCCATACCCTGTTGTGGTGGGTAGTAACTATCTTCATAGGTGCTATTCCTCCACCGAGGGTTTCTATAGTCGCTGTTAAACCGTCCCACTTCTTCATTTCATCTTTTCCATTTGCTATGATTAGAGTATCCCTAAGAGTCGTGAATGAGTAGGTTGCTCCTGTAGTAAGTCCTGAAGCTAATACTTCTGCCTCTGGAGGACCGTCCATTGATAGAGTCAATTCCTTAAGCTCCGACTTAAGACCCACAAAGATTACTTTAGCTTGTACATAATTGTTAGGAGGAGACATTAAGTTTCCGTCAACGTCTATATGCTCCCAATCAGACCACGTATCTATTCCATTAGGGCTTGAACGTGAAAGTACTGCCAGAGCACCTGAGCTGTTTATATAATCAGATACCAAACGTCCAGACCCTAAGTCCTTAGATTCGGATATATCTTTAACATCTGACGTCCATACTGGTCTTAGCTCTACGTTATCTAAGGTTACTTTAAACCCGTCCAGTATAGGTGCCTTTGTCTTATCTGTTGAAACGTTAGTAGTTATTTTAAACTTTATATAGTAGTCAGTCTGTGGTAATTCTGAGTCCACAGTAACTGGTACGTAAGGTTCCCAAACACTGTTGTTATAAGACCTTGCCATTTCCACAGAAACACTGGTGTCTCCTGATGTTAGTTTGTCTATTAATTCAAACAGTGAGGTCTCTTGTAAGTAGTCTTCTATAGGGTAAACAGGAGACTCATAAGTACCCACATCTGATTTAAAGAGCTTAGAAACGAAATATTTAAGCCCTATATGTTGAGGTGTCACGTCTAAAGTCGTATTTGGTGTTAGTGTTACTTTAAACTTAAGATACCTGTTTACTGGTAGACTATCTCCATCTGCTATAGTAGTCCAGGCACTAAATGTTACGTTATCGTCTGACACTGCTACTTCTACAGTAACTCCCGTACCTGTAGGTAGGTTGTTGAATACGTGAAGTATTGAGTCCATGTGGTTTGTGTCTAACAAGTCAAACACACTGCTTTCCCACGTTCCTGAGTGATGATAAGCTGTCTTGTATCCCACAGTAATCTCACTCAACGTAGGTGTACTAAGCCTATCAGTACTATTTGTAAAGTCAGCCCTAAACTGCATATAAGGTGCGTAAGGTATAGTTGGGGTTGTAACTTCTGAGTACGCTGTCCAGGTCACGTTATCCTGAGACGTTCTAACATATACGGTTAGAGTTGAGTCATCAGGCTCTGTGTAAATCATTGACAAGAAATCTTCACTTGTTATTTCTTCTACAACTGCTGAGAAATCAAGTACTTCAGTCTCGTATGACCCTGTGTCGTAGTATTCTTCAAAGTTAACTTCTTCTATGTTAGAGTAAAGCTCCCAACGTCTAAGGTTGTAGTCATCTGCTTTTATCCATGCGTCTGAACGTGCTATGTTGGATATACGGACTTCGTCTATTGTTCCATTCACCGGATTACTAGACCCATTACCAATAGTAATATTTTCTGTACCGGCACTATGTGCTGATACAATTTCATCCTTTAGTACACCGAGATTATATAATTTCCCACTTGTGCCATCATGGGTGATACTTGTGACCATATAGTCAGTTGTGTCATAATCTATAATATAATGGCCATAATTTAACCCAGAGCCATAGCCAAAAGATTGTTGTACTTGACTATATGGCTTTGAGTAATATAACGCATTGCCGACAGTAGCACCACGCTTATAAAAAATCATGGGGAAATCTTTACTCTGCGATGATAACGGAACATTTAACTTATTGACAAACGTGTAAGTATAATGTGCATTATTTAGACTAGCATTTTGTGTGACTAAAATATAATCATCAACACCATCAAAACTCCTAGCTTTGCCATTAAGTCCGTCTACAACCGTACTACCATAATTAGTACCATCATTTCCGTTAATTGTGCTATCTGCAAGACTACTACCCATATGTTGTACCATTACAAAATTACTATCCCAAACACCAGTAGCATTTTCTCCGTCAACTGTTTCATCTGGGTTATTGTAATACATATAGTAATCTGTGTCTGCTGAGCTTGAAACACTTGGTATTCTAACGTGAAATACTGCTTGTGAGTAATTCTGTGCGTCAACCCAAGTAGCACCATTTATGTTTCCATCATTTGTTTCTACACTATCTGTAAGAGCTGTTCCTGTGCCTTCATCAAAATTATATTCAGCAATTAGTGTTCCGTTTTCTGAAACTTTTGTGTCAAATATTTTTCCGTTTAAAGGTTTATTAAAATCTCTATTGTCATTACCAATCCAACACTCTCCATCGTTAGATACATCTCTTATAGTTAAAGTTTGTTGTGCAATAATAGTTCCATCTAAAGTTAATATCATTTCACCTGTTGATTTTCTTTCGGCAATTAAAGTGTGTCTCTTACCTATTTCGATTTCGTTAATAGAAGATATTATATCAGATATTTCTTCGTCATAAGTCATAAAACAAACGGATAAATTATTATAAATCATTACATAATACTGTTTTCCACCACTTGTATTAGAAAATCTTTTACAAAATAACATTTGGTTATTTCCAGTAATCCCTTTAACAACAAATTCCATTTCTATTTTAAATGTGTTTGTACCAAAATCAAAAGTTGAATTATCGCCAAAATTAACATAATCATCAACACCATCAAAACTTAATCCTTTTGGTTCATCGATTGTTTCCAACAATTCTCGTTCATAATCAAGCAAAGTACTTCCGTCTGACGCAGTGAAACGTATATCTTTACCGTCCGATTGAATTTTAGTAAAATCAAAATTTAGTCCCTGCCAGTACCAGTCTAAAAACCAATTAGTACCTACGTGAGGTTCTGCGTTTCCAGCAGTATTAGATTTTTTATAGTAATGATTATTGTGTATTACAACGTCTCCTTCGACGTAACTACCTGTTGAACTCCAAGCAGGTGCATTACTATCCTGGTATAACTTAGCCATTACTGGATAATTTATTTCATTAGCGTCAAATACATTGCGGTCTATAGTAAACTTCTTTGCGTTTAGGTATCCTGTCAAAGGCGTCACTCCCTGAGCATTAGGGTCAACTTGAAGTTTAACCTCTCCTGCGTCTAACTCAGTGTTAGTGTGAGTCCCTAAAGTCAAGTCCACAGAGTCGGTTTTATCTATACCTTGTTTTGTTAGTTGTATAACTTCATCTGTATCAGTTGCAACTTCAACGTTATCTAACGTTCCAGTAGACTTTCCAGTCGTTGTGTCTTCTTGGTTTGAAGCACTTTCTCTCTCATGGGTTAATCCACTCTTACCACAAACCCTTATTTTAGGGGTAGCAGTTATTGTCTGAGTAGGAGATGAAATACTCGTAATCTTTACAAATTTTGATACTGCTTTGTCATATTTTGATATACTAAAGTCAGCCATCTTTCCGTTAAACGTAAACTCAGGAGACCAGTTTGCACCATCATACTGTACCTTATATCCTACTGTTACGTCGTCAGGAGTAGCTGGAAGTATGCTATCTATATCTAACCTTATGTGGTCGTATTCCTCTAACGTAGAGCAATCAACAGCTGTGTCTAATCCAGTTATTACTATCTCACTTGGTGTCTCATAACTTATGTTAGTATATGTGCCTTCGTCCATTGAGGTCTTTTCTTGCACGTCAATAACGTAGTCCCTAAGTTCAAAACCTAAGTCTACGTTGTAAAAAGATTTTCCTGCTACTGCTGTATCAGGGAAACCATATTCCCCTTCTTTTTTAAAGGCACCCTCATGGGTAACCAAACCATTAACCACAGGCTCTGTAGCAGGTGTATACTCTATTACAGCCTCTGCTAAGTCACACTGTATACTTATAGTATATTCCTTGTCCTTTTCTAAAAGCATTGGACTTGTATAAAAATCTATAGTCTGTTCCACATCTATTAAATCAGTATCCTCTGCTCCTATTTCTACGTTGTTAGTCCATATACCAGTACCTTCGTTATTCCACAGGGTTATTGTATAAGTCGAGCTTAGTTTTTTAGGTGTCCAAAAGACTTTATAAAGTTTGACGTCCTTTAAAGTCTTAAATTTGTAACCATAAGTACTGTTAGCCGTACCTGCAGTAGCAGCTGTCTCCCAGTCCGATACTACACGTTCGTTACCTGCCTTAAGCATTAAACTACCGTCTTCTCTACCATAATCTACAAACTGGTTGGCTTCACCTAATTCCCAGTCTTCTCTGTGCTGCCACTTATCACTTATACGTGGTGCGTCGCTATAGAGCTTATCATCTGACGCAGCTATAAGATGGGAAGTTCCATCTTGTTTAAACAACATTCCAAGACCCACAATAGGTGAGTCTGAGAAAGGTAAAGCGTATCTCTTAGTACGTCCATTACGTGGTATTATAGTACCCTTTTGTTCTAAGGACATATCTTTAGCTACTTGAGCTTCGTTTATATTTAAAAGGGAGCCACTTATAGTCGAATTAAGTCCTCCCGAAAAATCTTGTAAATGCACTGTTTCTACTTTGTTTACAGGTGGTCGTTTATTAGCTTCTACCATCTTCTCACCTCTCTATAAGTAATCATAAGGCGTATCAGGTCTATTAGGGTAATTAGAGTCTACAGTAGGGGTTATACGGCTGTTTTGACGTTTAGTAAGCTCAGTCATCAACTTAACCTTTCCTTCTTCGTATGCACCCATATATTCTCTATAAAGACCTATATTGCCATTTTTCCTGTGTGCCCTGCCTACTGCATAGTCCACAAGTAAATAATCCCAACCTTCAGGTATATCTGGTTTATCTGATGTTACATTCAAAGAACTCGGTCTATAAGAATATATAAGTTTAACATTACCATCTTCGTTAGGCGTAGGGTAAAGTTTTATGTTATCGTAGTACGTTATGTAACCTATAGGTTTAGCCGAGCTTCCTGTCATATTATTAGACTCAAGAGGTCTAAGCAATATATCCTCCCAAAATACGTCTATTATTTCCACAAGGTCTGTGGGTAGGCTTACAAACCCGTCTACAGACGCAACGTCTGCTGACTTTTCGAGAAGGGATAAAGTACCTAAGTCACTCAAACAGTCATTTATAAATCTACTTCTTTCTTCGTCACTAATAAGTCCTGGGTCTAACTGCATTTCAGTCTCTATAGCACTCATTAGTTCTCCTAACGTCCTCATGTATTACTCACCTCTAATCTTGTCTATAAGGTCTTTTTTAGTGTCTCTTTCTACGTAGTCTATACCCATATCGTCGCACATCTTTTGGAGGTCTTTCTTAAGGTATTCCTCAAGGTCTTCCTCTGTTTCTTGTACAACAGGGTTTTCCGTTTTTTCTACTTCTTCTAATATCTTAACAGGCGTTCTTCCTTGAAGTGTGTTAGCCACAGACTCATCTAATTCAATAGATTTAGCGTTTGCAGGTATTTCCAACACTTTACCGTTGTATTCAAATTTTAGGAGTTTACCTGTTAGGTTTTTATAAAACTTTTTCATACTTACCTCCTAATTAAATTTAGGGAGGACAAAGCCTCCCCTTAATTTATCTTATAGTGATGTATAATCTATATCGTCAAGTCTCGCAAATCTTCTTGCATTGTTGATAGTTAAGTTAGCAGTAAGTAAAATTTCCTGCTTCTTAGCTAATCTTGTGTCATCTGGTCTAAATTTAGTTGTTGCAAAGTTTGCGTTCTTATGAACTCTCCACTTCATATACTTACTGTTCAAGAAGTATATAGAACCTTCAGGACAGTTAGGGTCAGCTATGATTGGTTTACCCATAAATTCAAGAGTTTGGAAACCATAGTCAGCCATCTTCTTACCCATAGTAGTTTGAAGTTGTGTCTTAGCTTCTACTGCCTTGTAGTATTCATGCCATGTAGCAAGACCACAAAGTAATAGGTCAGGCTGGTCGTTACCGTCTGATATAGCAAGGAACGTCCTAACCATGTTGTTTAAGTCTAACGCTGCTGGTGTTCCAGGAGTCCCAGGGTTGTTAGTTGCAATCTTAGCCTTCCACCAAGCATAAGTAGCTCTGTCAATTCCACCGTAAGTGTTAGAGTCGCTTATAGCTGCTCCAAGACCGTCAATGTCTTTTCCTAAGTTTCCTGTTCCGTCTCCGTAGAGCATAGACGTTACTTGCTCTTTCAAGGTTTTTTCTACGATTTCAATTTTAGATTGAAGCATAGAAAGTACCTGAGTTTCACCTGAGTTTTTTAATTCTTCGTCTTTAGAAATTATGATAGGTGCTACGATATTCTTAGGCTCAAATTCAGCTGCACTGATTGGTATATCAGTATCGTAGGTAATTGTATCATAAAGACTATAAGACTTTATTCCAGTTACGTTGCCGTATACTAACGGCTCAACTATTTTATGTCCACCTGGAAAGGTCGACTTCTTCTTCTTCAGATACACTAAGAAAGGGTTTGACTTATAAAAGTTATCCACAACCTTAGGTATGTATTTTTTCTGCGTTAAAGCAGTAAGTGCGTCATAATTAAGTGGCATAGTTTACCTCCATAGAATTTTATTCTTCTACGAACAGACTTAGCCCTTCTGAAGATAATATGTCCTCATCAGACATTCTTCTATAATCTAATGATTTCTTAGGTTTGCCAGATTTACTACTCTGTACTGACGCCTTTTTTCTCACGTTATCTTTCTTGGACTGACGTCTTTTCGCATTAAATTTTTTAGTAGCTTCTATCACGTTGCTGTTAGAACCCTTCCATGCCATGTAGGCTATTTTCAAGTCCTTGCTATCGCTTATGTCAAAACCTTGTGACTCAGCCCAGTTCAGTATTTTATCTGCGTTTTTATTAAAAGTTTTATCACTTGATTTTAAATCTAATATTGCCTCTTTACGTTGTAGTTCAACTTCTTTCGATTGAATAGTCTTCTGGGAAGGTACTTTAGCCTTACCCTGCTGTATATTCTCTTGTATAGTCTGATTAATCAATCTCGAAAGGTCAGGGTTTTCTTTAAGAAGTCCCCACAAACGGGCAGCGTTAGTAATTTCAGCCTGTTCTATATCAGTACCTGCAGCTTCCTTTAGGTCTTTTAATAGCTTCTCTTGCTGACGTTCTAACCTCTTACTAACTATTTCGTCTACTTTCTTTTGTTGCTTTTCGTCGAATAGTTTATGTTCATCTTGTTGAGCTTCTTCATCAAACTCAACATCATCTTCTAAGTCCTCTGCGTCATCTTCGACGTCCTCGGTGTCTTCTGTGTATTCTTCGGTGTCTTCAATGTCTTCAACTTCATCTTCTACATCATCATTCTCGTAGTCGTCGTAACTACTATCCATTTCGTCGTTTACTTCATCTGTAACTAAATTAGTTGTATCCACGTCTTCTGTTGCCTCTGAAGCACCCTCAGGTACGTCCTCAGCAAACATTTGTAAATTAAGTGAGAATAAATCATTCTCTTTAAACATTGTGTACCTCCTTACCGTTTATAGTCCGTATGACTGTATTGCGTATAACCGACGCCTCGTTACTATAATTATACACTTTTTTACAACGTGTTGTCAAGATTGTTTTTGATAATATTATCCTTCAACCACTCAATATATAGTAGACCGTCCACAAGCTCCTCCTCTATATATAGTAATCGTGTCATAATGTCGTCCTTATTAAACTCTAAAGGTTGACCGTATTGGCTCAACCCTTTAGACTCTTGTTTCTTATATATTTTAGTTATATTGTCCCAGTACTTTCCCATAAACTCTCCTAAATAGTCATCTGTGGGGGGAAGTTACCTCCTTGCTGTTGCTGTTGTTGTCCACCACCTTGCATTTGTTGTACTAACTGCTCTACCATCTCAGGTGGTAATCCCATCTGCTCTAATTGAGCTATCATTTCCATCATAGGGTCTCCTTCAACCTCTGGTTTACCTGCACTCTTACCCGTTGCCTCTGCAGCAAGACGTTGAAGTATCTTATGTCTTTGTGGGAAGTCAAGTGCTTCAAGTAGTGCTTCCCTATCTATCGCACCAAGTCTAAATAAGTCTGACGCCATTTGACCTCTCTCTGCCTTTGCAGAAGGAAGTGCTGTATCAGTATTAGCACGTATATCCCAATCATACGTAACTTCTGATAAAACTAAGGCTATGCCGTTTTGTTCCTTCCATTCCTTTCTTGCCTGTTCCAATTCAGGAGTAACCTCTAATTCTTCATTAGGGTCAAACTGGTAGCCTCCTGTTTCTTCATCTACAAGCATTTCACCCATTTCACCTAACAGGGGCGTAGGCTGTGGTTGAAGCTCCTCAGGATAATCAGGTATTATAATAAAGTCCTTATCTTCATCTCCATCAGTTGACTTTATTAAACGTTCACTGTCGTACATCTGAAGCATAATCTGAAGTGTTAAGTTACCTACTTTAGCTATAGACTCAGCTAAGGTATCCACAAGAGCTGCAAGACGTGTTTCTGCTGAGTCCTTCAAAGACTCTATAGCCCTACCTGCAGTGATACCAGTAGGTCTCCTACCTTGAGTAACGTCGAACATTCCTGAAACAGTTTGAATTAACATCTCTGTTGCGTCCCTAAAGTTATACACTTCCATACCCATTTGAGGGGGACGATCATAGTGTACTGCTTTTGAAGGGTCTCCGTTAACGGTATAAGTACGTCCTTCAGTATTATCTAACTTAGAATTACTAAGTCCAGACTGACTTGATACAAACCTCTGCCTGTTAGCTAACAAACTTATATGCTTGTGTATCTTCAAGTCCATTGAGTCTACCCTATCCTGTAGGGGTTCTACTTCTTCTATTGCTCCTATACCCCTGTAGTATATGTTGTCTGCTCCGTAGTCTTCTCCTGCAAACCACACAACAAAAGGTGACATATTATGGTCGTAAATACTATACTCACTCCTAAGTGCAGTATTACCTGCTATGGTAACTATGTACCAATCATTTTCCCTGTCTTCAGACCAGTCTCTAAACCATGCTTCGTAAACGTCGTAAGAAGACCCTTGTTCTCTTGCTGCCTTCTTATTTTCAGTAGAAGTATAAAGTCCTTCGTTATCGTCTACGTCAGGATTAGTAGTGTGTCCTTCTGAAGGGTTTTCAGGAACTACACCGTATTCTGCATATATCTCGTCCACAGATACAGAGTCCTTCTTATGGATAATCCACCTTGCGTCTTCAAGGGTATTAGCTGCTGGGTCTACTAACATATTCTCAGGTGCTATTGCGTCTATTTGAACGTTGTCTTTTTCATGGGAATAAAATACTTTATAGTATGCCATAGTTGCTAACAATCCATTGTGGACTACTTCACGTGTAGCTGACTGAAGGTTTCCTCTTTCCAGCGTATCTTGTAGTGCTCGTGTCATTAAATCTGCTGCCAAGTCATCTCTAAACCCTCGTGGAGAGGCTGTCAATGGAGGCAAGTTACGTGTCATATTCGCCTTCATGGACTCAACATTTGCAAATAAATAATTAGTAAAATACAGTGGCATACCCTTACTTATGTTTTTAAGGTACGTCAATCCTCTCCTATACTTACGTCTATATCTCTGCCACACTGCTACCCTCTCATTAAGTGCTGTGTCACTTATAGCTATTATGTTATTAACAGTCCTTAGTGGATTGTCCTTAACCTTAGCTATAAGAGTGTTTTGAGGGGGTTTACTTTTTTTCTTTTTCTTCTTTTTCTCTGTGTCTTCATAATAATCTTCGTCGTTAGACTTAGATAACGCACGTTCTAAATCTTTAGTCTCTTTACTTTCTAACATTAATCAAACCTCCTTATTTTCTTGCTTGTTCTATAAGGTCTTCAATAGTATCAGGATTATCTTCCGTAACACCATATTCTTCCCTAACGTGCTTAGGTAAATCTCCTACGCTTGTTACTCCATGTGCTATAAGTAAGTCAGGCGTAATACCACTAAATTCATTTGCCTTATCTAATATATCTTGTCTTTCTTTTTCTCTTTTTACAGCCTGTCTATGTTTAGAGTCTTCGACTTCTAAAAAACACCTTGACATATAGTCACAGCCTTGCTTATAACCAGACTCATAATCTCTTACGCCTTTCTTATAAGTAAGGGTAACTCCTAATAAAAACCCTGTAAGTATACATATAAAAACAGTAAAAAATATCACAACTTCATTGTATGCCATTGTAATTCTCCCTCCTCTCCTTGTGTAAGCTCGTTAAGAAGTTGTTGTACTGTACCCTTCTTAACCTCTTTATTTTCATAATCTTTAGCAACATAGCTATCATAGTCATCTTCTGACTCAAACAACATAGCTACCACATCTGCTCTGTCGGGAGACTCTAAGCCTCTTTTTTTAATATCCTCTTTAGACTCAAGTTTATATCTTCCTGCAGAGTCAAACACGTACTTAGGTGCTGTTAACTGTCCTACCAACTTTTCATCAGCAGGTAGGTTAATCTCATTATTTCTAAACTTCTCACGTATCAAAAACCAACTTTCTGTACGCCTGTTTACAAATTTACTTGCGTTCCATGCTCTTTCTTGTGCTACGTAGTCGATAGCCTGGTAACCCCAAGCTCTAAGTATATCGGCTACACCTGCTCCAATACCTACAACGTCGACTTTTATAGTCTCAGGCTTTTCTCTGTCGGCTATCTTCTTAGCTGCCTTAGCTAAGGCGTATACGTCTACGTTGTTTAATACTTCGTAGGAAGTAAGAGAGTTACCTTTACGTATACCTATTACAGACTCGTCATCTCCAAAACGTGCGACATCTATAGCCATACCAACCCTGTCCTTATCCTTAAAGTCAAGTTCTCTTTCTTTTGCTCTTAACACCCAACCTAACGGTATCATGGTGTCCGTTCCTATGATAGGGAAGTTCCCCATTACCCTTGCTTGGAAGGCAGGAGAGTCTTCGCCCCATATCTCCATATGCTCTGCTACCCAACGTGGGGTAATCAGAGAAGGGAAGATGAGACTGTCCATTTTGTCTCGCCATTCCCCTGATTTTATATCTTCATAGGTTATACCATTCTCCGTAAAGTTAGGTGTATCAAAAGCAGAAATGTGTATTTTGTTATATAAGTCGCTGGAAAAGGCATCAAAAAATCTCCCAGAAGGTTCAGTAGGGTTACCAATAACTAACAATCTTGCACCTGAAGACGTTAGTATAGCGTCCATACCTTCCCATATAGGAGCCTCAACACCTGCTGCCTCGTCAATAACCCCTAATATATTATCAGCGTGGAAACCCTGAAACCTATTAGCGTCATTAGTAGACAGCCCAACAGCAAACCACTTAGCCCCCATAGTCCATGAAACGTTCAAACAACGTCCACCTAAGGGATACTTAGAGTTTTGATGTATATTATTTATTTCTTGCCACAACAACTCTCTAACCTGACGAGCCGTCGGAGCAGTTGATACCACAATAGAATTGGGGTGAGTAGCTAAAAACCACGTAACCGTATTAGCCGTAACGAAGGTCTTACCTGCACCGTTACAGCTCCTAACTGCTGTTCTTGCATTTTTCTGTACTGAGTTAATTATCTCCTGCTGCTTTTTCCACAGGGTAGTCATGCCTATAACGTTCTCAACGAAAAACGTAGGGTTTTCCTTACCCTTTTTATACAGGGATATTAACTCTTTTGTGATTTTACTCATAATCTATCTCCCTCTTAATTACAGTATCAATGTCTTGTAATAGCAGGTCTACAGCCTCTTTGGTAGTTAAGTTCCCATGTGGGGAGTCATCTATCTCGGCTCTGCCCTCAGGCGTAGAATAGTATGCTATTAACTCGCTTCTTAATTCTTCCTTAGCCTCCAACACGTCCTTGTAGTCATATACATCTTTTTTATTATCTTTTTTATTATCTTTTTTATTATCTTTAGACTTCTTTAGCTTTTTAGTCTTAACTTTACCCTTAAAGCTCTCTTTTACTTCCTTCCATGTCTTAGGCTTGTAATTCCGTCTCAAAATCTCACCCCCTTACAGGTTAAACCCCACAATACTGTTTATAAGTCGTCCATCTCCATACATCTTATACTTACCGTCATATTTCATCATAGTCGACCCTCCACCATCTATAGAAAGGGCTATATCATACCAACAGTCATCTACCAACTGCCTTAAATCGTAGTAATAGGCACTCTCATGGAATATCATAGGTCTCGTCATAAGGTAAATGCAGTTGTCCTTTTTACGGTATCCTATGACAGTCTTATTAGCACGTCTTAAAACATCAGAATACACACCTCTGAACCCTTCTTTATGAGGGGCATACTCAAAGTCGGGGT